GGTTTTGATTTCTGTTTGCGTCAATCAATGCGGCGGCCTCGTTGAAGATTTCCCGCGCGTCATTCATCGTCTGTTTGCGGTTGAGCATTTGCTTTCCCGCTTCCGGCTGCGCCCTGCGACACCAGTTGCGGGCGGTCGCTTGCCAGTCCTTCATCGCGTTGCGCCCTACCTTCCATCCGTTGGCGGCGTAGTAGTCAATGAACTTCGCGGCCTCATTTGGGAATCCGATTTCCGAAAAGTAAACATGGATGGTTTCGTGCGGCACGTTGCGCGGAGCAATTGCGGTTTGATTTTTTTCAATTCGCGCAATACCTGTTTCAGTTACAACTTCATCTTCATTTACAATTTCATTTTCATTTTCCATATGATTATCATATGTAGAAGATGTGTGTAACATATCATTTTTAGATTTTGACGTTCTGTTTTTACGTCTTGATTCGCTGTAATCCTTTCTTTTACAGATACTTTCGGCCACCCATTCGATTTGAAAACAGCCGTCAACCTCTTTCAAAACTGCCATCACTTCCTCGCGCTCGTCATCCGTCAGCCGTTTCGTGAAGAATTTTAGTTGCGCGTTTGAAATACATATGTTTCTCATATGTTCACACATGATACGGTCGTAAGCAACCTGCGCGGCGGGTGACAGGCATTGTGTGTCCCGCAGGTAATCGCCTGGATAAAAAAGGAACGCGGGGTCTTTACCCATTTTGCAAAGATTTTGAAACTTCAATCATGCGATTGAGGTCATTGCAAAGTTTTTCCAAATCCTCAATCGTGCATTCAGCATAATAAGGATCGTTCAAATCCTCGTTTTCTTGAGTAATCCACACGCGAGAGTTTTCAGGATTAACTTCAAACTTCAAGCTGTCGTGAAGCCGCGGCTCAAAAGTCAGTGTAATTGTCATGGCTTAAAAAATTGAACCCCCACCACGCTCCGCGAGCAAGGGCCACCAAGCCGCCAGTGTTGGCGAGTGCGGAACGGGTAGGGGTGTGAATAGTTGTTGTCATACTTGGTGGCACTGCAAACATAATCAAAATCCGGTTACTTCCACACGGAATTATTCACATGCATGCGTTTGATATTTTGCAGCTTCTTCAGCGCGTCAGGATACCCGTGATGGAACAGGTCACGGCAGATGGATTCATACAGGTCGTACTTATCGCGCGATGTCTGCGCATTGCCCGTGATTACCTTATCGCCGTGCATCGCCGTGGCGTGATCCTTCCCGAAGATGCCGCCGACGATTGACAACTTCCACCGATACCACTTTTGAAGCTTGGTGTGTTTGTGCGGAATAAGCATCGCCCAGAACACGAAGTGACGCGCCTCCGGTATTGGTCTGATGCGCGTGTCTGAGTGCAGTTGTTCATGACTTAATTGATAGTGCCTCGCAGTCGTTTCAATCACAAGCTGCGTCACCTCGTCGAAGCGGGTAATGTCTCGCACTCCCTGCGTGGTTGAGATGTGGTCGAGGATGGTGTAGTCGCTCATGCCCTTGTCAGTTCAATGATTTCGCACACATCCTTACCGGTGTGCTCAGAAATCAGGTTGATGATTCTCATTTGCATCACGCCTGGACGCCTGATGTACGCGCGGGCGGTGTTGATACTGACGCCCGTCTTGCGGGAAAATTCGCTGATCGTGCCGTATTCGGTCAGCACGAAAGATTTGAAGGTGGGGCGTTTCATACTATGAATCCGTATTTAAAGTTATACCCTCCGTATGTTGCGTTGTAGTAATATTCGCCTGCCACCTTGTCCTCGTGGTTAGGATGTGGATTTTCAATTCCATAAGTGTCTCTGCACCCTTGCGCATAAGCATTAGCCACTTGTTCCTTTTCCATTTTCATAGCCAGCTCAACAAATTCGGAATAATAAGAGGAAAACTCCTTTCCGTTTTTGTTTTCGATTTGCTCTAAAAACCAATCTATTGCTGTGTATTTACTCATTGGTCACCTCCTTCAGCGCACGTTCAGCGCGTTCCTTTCTTCTCGTCCAATCGTAGATTTCGCAATTTGCCACGTTGATAAATCGCTGAACGGCCCGCGCATCCTGACCGGCGTAATCTTTCAGGCCCGCATTGGAAAACTGATCGTTCACCAGTTCATCCAGTGTCGGACGGATGATGTTCATAAACTGCCGCAGCCCGTTCAGGAAGTCCTTAAAAGCCACCGCGTCAATCTGTCCGGCCCGAAGTTCAAGGATAATCAACCGGCTAAACTCGACGACCTGCTCCGGCGTTGCGGGAAGGTCTTTGAATGCTTCACTTGCTTTCATGTATCTTTTATTTTTAGAATGGGAGGTCGTCCGCTGTTTCTTCAGGTGCAGTCGCAACCTGAGTGTGGTTAGGCGTCATCACAGCCTGATATTCGATTGACCCGCGCACCTTGTCCTTCAGGTAGTCGGGCAGCGCATCGAATCGCCACTGATCGTAAGGGTCGTAACCGAAGATGAATGTGTCGCTGATCTGATCCGGACACTGCATTCCCTTCATCATTGGCGACACTGAGGCGATCTCCGCGTAGGTCTTGCCGTTTTTCTGTGACACTTTGTGAATCACATTCAGCATACAGGGTTTGCCGAGCAACACCGTAATGTCAAACGACTTCGCCTCGTCCTCGGTGAATGCCTTGCCGCGCCATGATTCGAGGAACTTGCGCAGGGTCGCTTTCTCGTTGAGCGAAAGGGTGAATTCCTTTCCGAGGGTGTAGGGCTGCTCGCCGCGATCCTCGTTGAATACCTTCACTTCAAGTGGCAACTCCCATGTGAGGCGCACCTTGTTCTGAAGTTTTGACTCGCCTTGGAAGGTTTCCATAACCGTCCCGATGTGAACCATCGAGAAGCAGCGGGCGATGTGCGTTCCGGCGGGTACGGGTTCATAGGTCGTGCCGCCTGTGTTTGATGCTACAATTTTCATTGTGTTATTGGGGATTAAAGATTTCGTTTGAGTTCGTTCACTGCCGCCACCATGCGCGAGAAGAATGATTCAGCATTCCGTCCGGCGTGGCGCGTGGCGAGGTCGTTGAAGGTGGATGACTTCCATCCTTCCGGCGTGTAGGATGATTGGACGCAGATGTATTTGCGCTTCATAGTTCTACGATTTTGATGAGTGATTCCGAGTAAGCCTGAGTGAGCATATCCGCAAAGGCATTGTTGAGGGACAGGCGGCGCAGTGTCATTTCCCTGTGCATCGCGCCCTTTGGCGATTGCGCCTCGTCGGTCAGTTCGTCCTTCTTCCACACGCGGCGTTTGAGGCGGTAGATGATGAAGAGTGATCGCTCGTGCAGTCTCTCCTGTTCGGATAGTTCGTCGATGATGTTGAATACGTTTGTCATTGTGTGTTGGTTTTTACCGCAAAATCCCCGCACTGACGGATCAGGCGGGGCGGCGGGAGGTTGGAGCGGGTATCTTATTTTTGCTCTTGCTCTGAAATCTTCCAAGCGGCCATGCGCTCATCTTCTGTGGTCACCACATAGCAAGGGTAAGTATCATGAAGGATAGTGTTGTGGCGACCGCGACGAATAGCCAAACGGCGATTGTGATGAACAAACATAAATCGGTGGTGGCCGTCAAGTATTTTGAATTTACCATCTTCAGTTGGGGTAACAATCATCGGATGATACTTTTCAAGGTCAAGCGGCATTGAATCCCAGTTAATGGATTCAGTGGGTATCATCTTTGAGATTTCGATTTGAATTGACTGAAGCATTGTTGTAGTTTTGTGTGGTTAACGAGGTCAAAGATATATCAGATTTTTGCATATGCAGATTTCTGAATAAAAATAGTTGAAATTTAGAATGACTCTAAATAACGTCATCGCAAAGAACTACGGTAAATGGCTGAGATTCAGCGTTAAAGTGTGCGGTGACATTCAAAACGCAGAAGATAACCTCCATAATATCCTGACCCGAATACTCGAGAATGATACCCTCCCCTGCCCGCCGGACGACCTGCCGCAGTACGTTATGACGGCGATCCGGAATGAATGGATACAGGTCAACCGGTACTACACCCCGCAACCCATCATTGCTGAACCAGCTGAATTACCTGAAGCAGAACAGGACAGCCACGACCTGGAAACCTACGCGCACCTGTTTGATGAGTTCGACCAGACTCTGCTCAGGGCGATGCAGTCACCGGAATTTGACGCCCGCGAGTGCGCCCTTGCGTGTGGCCTTTCAGTTTCATACCTTTACGTCCGCAAATCATACATCATCAACACTATACGCAATGTTCACCGTACCGACGGCCATATACAGCGAAAGGCTATCCACCTGTAACGCCTGCCCGCACTTCGTCAAATCGACGGGGAGTTGCGGCACGTTGATCCTCGGCGGGAAAGTACCGGAGGAAAACACCGTCACAAAGTACCGATCGAAGAAACGCCTGTGTGGGTGTGTCGTTAAGTTCAAGGCCAAACTGATCTGGGAATCCTGCCCGCTTGAAAAGTGGGGTGCGTACAAGATCACCGAGCAGAAGCGCGCGGAGTTGGAGGAGTGGACGACATCGTTACTTGGTAAGGGTTATTTGCAGCCCGACGAACTAAAGCGCCTGTATCGCGAAATCACTGAGATTACAGGATTGAGGCATGAGGTTAAAACATGCTCGTCATGCGTGAAGGATGCGATTGAGAAACTGCGATTGACCGTGAAGAAGAAAACTGAAAACGTGTAAGTTATGGCGACAACAACCGACATTCGAAAGAAAGCGATGATCGCCGCGCTCGAAAAGACGCTCGGAAACGTTAGCGAGGCTTGTAAACACGTTGACGTTCATCGCGCTACACATTACGACTGGTACAACGACGACCCCGAATACAAGGCGGCGGTTGACAGCATCGCGGATATGGCACTTGATTTCGTTGAGGGCAAGTTGTTTCAGATGATCGACGGCCCGACGAAGGAAGTGATGACAGACGAGGGCATCCAACAAATCAAAGATTCCCCCGTGCCTTCTGCCGTTATCTTCTACCTGAAGACCAAGGGGAAGAAGCGCGGGTACATCGAGCGCACGGAGGTATCCGGCGCGGACGGCGGGCCTATTCAAATTGTAATCCCGCAGGGCGTATGAAGGTAGAGATCCCCTCACTATTCGCTGACGTTACGATTGACCAGTTCGTGGCATTCAAGACCGCGCGGACAGACATCGAGCGCGTCATGGCTGCGACCGGATTAACGCGCAAACTTGCCGGAGGCATCGAGGCTAAGTCCGTTCAGTTCATCGTGCAGACCTTCCACGACCTTATCACTACCGACACAGCGAAGCATGAGCGCATCCTGAAGATAGGCGGGAAGGATTACGGGTTCATCCCCTC